AGTAGCTGAAGTGTTGTTAGGTGTAGTAGAACCTTTAGCATACTCAGAACCAAATACGAATATTTTAATCCCAGTAGTAGCAAGCGCAGCTGTAGTAGTAGCATCATAAGGAGCAACAGTAAGTGCGCCAGTTGTTAAGTTAGACGCGGTTACAACAGCTTTAAGCTCGTTACCAGCACCATCTAAAGCTACAATAGTAGCTTGTGGAGAAATAACGTTTTTAACATCAGCTGCTACAGGAATAGTAATTGTATTAACTTGATCGTTAGTACAACCATCGTAAGATATATGTAGACGGTTTTGTTCAGACCAGATAACCTGATCAGAAGTCATTGGCATTTCAGCTCCTACCATACGCAAGAATCCAGATAGTGTACGATTACCGTAACGCTCTACTTCTTGCTCATAGATTTCAGGTAGATACTGCTGTGCAAATGTATCAGAATCGCCAGCACCAGCACCTCCGTTAAAAGACAGGAAGTTTGTGTCTAGCAATTGTTGTTGTTGACTTGGAACAATAGTTCCAAATAAAGGACTTAAAGCCATAATTATTTATTTTTAGTTTTTTATTGTTACTTTTTTGATTTTCAATTTTGAAGAATCAACACCGCTCATTGCTTTAACTTTAATCCCATTAACAAATACTTCACCAGCAGCTGTTTGACGAGGTTCAGTCGAAATGTTTTTCGATTTAGCCATAACATCTTTGACAGCGTCAGCTTTTCCTTGCTCATAAAAATGTTGAGCTATAGTATCAGCGTTGCGCGCAGCGTACAAAGCTTTGTGATATCCTTGCATATCTTCAATATCACCTTGTTTATTTAGAAACGTTCCAATAAAATTAGTAATATCTGATTGTGCTTCAGCTACACTGCTAGGGTTTTTAACACCGTATCTAAACTTCTTATCACTTACATTGAAATCAAAACCTTTGAATTCACTGTTTAGCAATTTATTAGTACGATCAACAAAACCTTTGTGTTTGCTTTGAACTGCTTGTTGTTCTTCATTGTATCGGTTGAAAAAGTCTAACGCTTTTTGTTGCTCTTGGGTTACGCCCGGTCTCAACTTGATCTCGTCGTAATATTTACCTTTTAAGCCTTCAAGAAAGTCTTTAGCTTTTGCAGCCTCCTCTTTGAACGCAATTTTCTTTTTGCGTATATCTTTTGGTTCATCTATATCTTCATCATAATCAAAGTCTTCTAATAAAAGACTTACATCTTCAGAATCTAAATGTGGTTTAGTTTGTTTATAATATTCACTAATTAAAGTTTTATTATCAACATTGGTATAATCTGCATTAAGTCTAACATAGTCTTCTACAGTTCCACCAGTTTCTTCCATAAAAGTAACTAGCTTGTCAATATTTTCTGGTAGTTGTTTTTGCTCTACAGCTGGTTGTTGTATTTGTTCTTTAACAACTGCTTGTTCTTCTTCAGTATCTTCAACTACAGTTAAAGGAGATTCTACTCCTTCGTCGGTGGTCCGTATTTCTTCAACCACTTCTTCGCTGTTGCCACTGTCTTTGGGCTCTTCGATAATAGCATCGCTATCATTTGTCTCTTGTGTTTGAACGGCATCTTCGTTTTTTATTTCTACTTTTGTAACTTCAGGAGTTACTTCCCCTTGAGATTCAACACCTTCTTTAGGTATTTCAATTTTAGTTACTTCGTTTTTTTTACCTAAGTTTTTAGGTTTGGTAGGAGTCTTTATTTTAAATTCTCCTTCTTGTTTTACTTCTTCTGACATAATATAATAGTATAAAATTAAAGGATTTTATTTTCAACGAGGTTCAAACTGTTCAAGTCCAAATCCTCCTAACGAGTCAAATCCTGATGACTCAAAGTTTTTAGGTAGTTCATCGTTTTGACGTTGCGCAATCATTTCTGATTGCTGAGTACCTATAATTCTAGCACGCTCGTCTTTACGATCTTCTATTTCTTTTTCTTTTTCTTTTTGAGCATCAACCTCTAATTTAGCTAATTGCATATCATACTGAAACTTTTCAGCCATTAATTGCTTTTTAATTTCAGCTTCAGTTTGCATTTGTTGAATTTTAAACTGAGATTTACCTTGCTCTATTTGCAGTTCTGTTTGAGCTAAAGCCTGTTGTTTTTGCGTCTCTGCTAAAGCAGCTTGTTCAGCTGTTTGAGCATTTGCCTGCGCTTGTGCTTGAATATTTGCTTGAGCAACTTGTTGGTCACGTTCTTGCTTTTGCTTGCGTTTTATTTTAAGCATTTGATTTGCAAGTTTAATATTAGATATTTCTCTAATATCTATAACATCCTCAAGATCAATACCTCCGTTTTGTAAGGCTATTTGAAGATTTCTTTCTAAAGCTTGTTTTTCTTCTTCTTCAGGTTCAAGCTCTAAAAATATACCAAACTCATGCATGTTTAAATTTTCTATTTGCTCTAAAGTATTGACATTAAATGTACTTATGCTATTCATTAATGAATTTTTAAGCAAAGGAAAATTCAACATATCAGCTGCTTTTAAACTTATATTTTCAGCATTGCGTATTGTTAGATACATTAGCGATTGCAATATATGCTTAGTTGCTGTATTTGAAGCTGCCGCTGCTAGTTTTTGTAAACCTACTAGTGAATCTTTAGCTGGTTGACTACCGTCTCTAGCTTCGTTTAATCCGGTCACGTCTCTTATCATTTGCAAGTAGTACTGATACGTTTGTATCAATGCTTGTATCTTAGCTATACCCGAAGACGTTTGTAATTCTTGAATAGGTACTTTACCTCTGTTGGGATCACCATCTTGTGTTAAACTTCTACCTACAATACTACCAGTTTGGAAGTACATATTAAGAGCTTCTTGAGGGTTGTAATTTGTACCATTACCAAGATCAACTTCTGCTAAACCATCTACATCTACAAATACACCATCTGGTACCATACGTGCTAGCACTTGTTGTATTTTTAAATGTGTTAGTTGTATCATATCAGCAAAACCAATACATTTACTTACTAAACTTTCTATACGACCTTTGTATATTCTAGGAGCAGATATACTATAGTTCATCTGAACTTTTGTTTGATCGCTATACGGCCTTGTCATGTTTTCAGCAAGCTCCCACTTTAACATTTTTTCGTGTCCAAGTATTTTAGCGCCGCTATACAAAACCTCTATTGCTCGATGTACCTTGTTATAGTTTTCAGCATTTTCAGGTGGATTAAAAGAATCATCTTTTTCTAAAGCTTTTTCAAGACCTTGATCTGTTTCTTTTATTTTAAATACTTGGTTATTGTAAGTTTTATATTCAAAAAACAAAACTTGAACTTGATTATATTGATCATCTTGCCCATAATAGTTACGGGTGTAGTTAGCATCACCAGGATATTTTTGTATTTCTTCTAAATCAAAATCAGTTAAATAAGGAAAAAGTTTTTTAACCTCTTGCAAACTCATTGATTTCATTTCACCTACATAATAAATATCTTCAAAATTAGGATCTTCTGTATATGAATAAACTAAATTAGCGGGATCTACATAATCAACTGTAATACCGTTGGCTAAATTAAAATCTGTTTTAACAGCTGCTATACCTAATACTGTTAAATCATACGCTAATCTTTTTTTAACTTCTTCATATTTATTATAATCAAATACGTTTTGTATAAGCTCTTCTTCGGCTATTTCTATAGCTTGCTTATATGATAATTGCATATGAAGCTCTAATTCTTCTTTACTTTTAGGTAATTGTTGTTCTGGTATATTAGTTCTTTTTAAATCTACACCAGCCTGTTGTTTTGCTTTTTTTATCATTTCAGAAGCAAAAGCATCTTCGGCTAATGCGGTCGCGTGATCAGACCTTTGTTTAACAGCAAAAGGATCTGTGGCAAATGACTTTATTTGATAACCTTTATCAGTCATACCATTAACCACAATATCTACAAACTTAGATAGTACAGCTACTGGCTTCCAGTCTAGGTTTAAATAAGACAAATCACCATTAATAGATAGTTCATCTTTGTATTTAGCTACTGACTGTTCGCCTCTAGCGTATAGTCTAAGCCTATGAAAGTCTTGCCAACTATTACCAAAACGACCACCAGCACCTAGGCCTTTGTCACCTCTAAACCATTCGTTTTCAATAGCTCTACCTACAGCTAAGCCGTAATCATAATTATTTTTCTCTGCGTCTGGTACTACCTGACTTGGAAAAGAACTATTAACATTAGTATAAACCATTTATTTTATTATTTTTGAAGAATAACCTGTGTTATCGTATTTTGTAAAATTAATACTAACTGGCTCTTTTTTTATTTCAGCCACTGGTGAGTATTTGTTTTTGTTGCAAGCCATTATAGC